GCATATGGTTTTTATTAATTAGTGTGCTAAGATTACTTATGTATATATATCCCTAAATATTAAGGAAGTTAATTACATGACAAGCAACTTTGGAAGCCCAGATGATCAAATAAATAGAGATATAACAGCTAGAATGGGTAATCCAATGTTTAATCAGTCTAATCCATTTGATCCAAAACTGTTTGTAACACCACCTAAAGATTTAATTCAAGCAGCTGTAATGGCTAATAGAAATCAAATGCAAGTAATAGACGCTTGTAATGTAATGGCCAAAGTTAACCAAAGGGAACTAAAAAGAATAAAACATTCTAATAAAAAATTAACTGGTAAATTAAATACTAGGAGTAAATCAGCTGCAATTATAAAAGAGTTCGATATTAGATCGAGATCAATAGACCATTTAGCCGTTAACTATGCAGCACAAACAATGACATTTATCCCACCCCAACAAGATAAAAAGAAAAAAGACTTAGATCAATTATGAGCCTAACAACAATTAATTTTAAAAATGACAAATCAGTTGTTTTTAATAAATCTGAAATAATACAGAATCAATTAATTTTTATAGATGAATCCCAAAGTTATTTTTTAGATATTAACCAAGTTGGTTTTTTTAATAACCCTATTGTTTTTGGATTGTTTGGAAAAAAGAAAACTACAGCTGTAACTATTAACAGTAATCAAGTTAATTTATTAAACCCCATAACACAAAGTGAAAACCATTTTGTTGTTGATAGTGAAGCCTTTGATTTACAAGATCATATAGAAGATAAGATTGTTGAAAATACATTAATGCAAACTGAAAAAAAACCTAAATCCGTTGATAAAATTACAATGTATCTTGGAATAGTTCTAGTTATTGGTTCGGCTACTGTAGCAGCACTGGGATTAGTTGTAATAATTCCCTATGTTTCCAGTAAATTATGAAATACCAAAATTATTTAGATGAATATATAAAAAAAGGTTCTTTTTTAAAAATACTAAATAAAAAAGATATATTTTTTAATGATAGTACAAGTATTGTTTTAACTTCTGCAATTGGATTAATGTTTTTACTTATTTTGCTATCTCTTTATATAACCCAGATCAGTATGATGTTTGGTAATATAATGCTTGTAATTTTCTTGGCCTTGTTTTCCTTAATTGGATATCTTTTTTTATCATCAAGATTTACAAAGGTTTTAATAGCTTATGAAAAGGAAAATGTTGTTAACTGGGAATTTATAATAATTCCTAAAGAAATTGATTTAACTATTTCTGAAAAACATTCAAAAATGATTGGAAAAAAATTAATAAAAGTTTTAGTAAAAAGAAACAATAATTATTTTGGTTATGATCCATATTTTTTTAATGATGAAATACCAGTAAACCCTCAAGAATTAGCAGCTATTACTGAACAATCCAGCATTGAGCGATTAACAACCTATGTAGAAACAAGCACTAAAAAAGAAATATTTGAAAAGGGATTATTGTTAATTATTCTTGGTGGCATAGGATTTTTAATATTTGTTTTATCTAGTGAAATTATGGCTAAAATTTAATGACACCAGCACCAAATATTTTTAGAACTAAATATAAAAATTTACAAAACAAATATATAAAAACTCCAAAAATTATATGGGATCAATTAACTAAAGAATTTAATTTTACTGTTGATTTGTGCGCTAGTGATAAAAATCATTTATTACCTAAATATTACACAAAAAAAAATAACGCTTTATTGCAAAATTGGGATAATGAAATGGCTTATTGTCACCCAATTTTTGATGTTAATATTCCAAAATTTATAGCTAAAGCATTTAAACATAATTGCACAGTTGTTTTTTTATTGCCCAGTAGTACAAATTCAAAATATTTTCATAATTATTTATGGGATAATAAAAAACATAAATTTAAAAAAAATGTTGAAATAAGATTTTTAACAGCTGATAGAATTGGATATAAATTTTTATCAGAAAATAATGAAGAACCAAAATTTGGATATTTAAAACCTTTAATGATTGTAATAATTAACAATAAAAATAAGTAATGACAACAGATCACAGAGTATCCCCAGAGATACAAAAACTAATAACTAAAAATACAGCTGCTACTGATTGGATTCCAGCAGCAGTATTAAATCAATCATCAGTGGTTATTGTTAAAGGTGTCAGGGGATCAGGAAAAACATTATTTTCAGCAATTTGTATGTATCATAAATGGAAATCTGGGTATAAAGTTTTTCATAATGGTGCGTTAAAATTTGGGGATCATTTAGATATAGCTGATATGCTTTCCTATACTGTAGAAAATGATCTTCAAGACTGTTTTATATTTATAGATGAAGCACAGGTTGTTTTTGATAGCTGGTCTGGTGGCGCAACTTATTTAAAAAAGCTAATTCATTACATAACACAATTAAGACATAAAAACATTAATCTTTATATGACAACTCAATTTGTAAGTGATTTAACAGCTAGACTAAGACAACAAGTAGATTATGTTATATCCCCAGCATCTTATATGAGAATTTACACAACTGGAGTAAAAAAGGGAATGATAAGAAGCCACAGAATAAACAGCTATTATACATCTACAGAAAATACACCATTTGGATTTTCACAACAATATTTACCAGTAATTTATAATGCAGAGGATTTCTATAAAATTTATGACACTATGAGTATGATAGATCACAGCGAATTAGAGGAATTTACTAGCGATAAGGTTAGAGAGAATATAGAAGCACAAAGAGAATTTCATGTGCAGCAATGGTTAAAAGAAAAAATTATTCCTGTACATTCTGGAAAAAAAGTACCAGTAATGGCTTTATGTAACAAATGGAATGAAGATAGCGGAGATATTATAGAGAGTAAGCATTTTGCGAAACTAATAAAAGCTATGGGGTTAAGTGTTAAGAAAAAAGGGAGATCACAACAGAACGCTATTCATTTACCAAATGATGTTTCAGATTTAAATTTAACACTTTAAAAACTAAATAATTCTGGTTGTATTTTCATATCTATATCAATACATTCATAATTTATATTATTACCTTTTGGATAATCTAAGTGTTTATATTTTAAATCTCTAAGCATTTCTTTTTTTTGTGTTTTATTGCCTAATAAATATAAATACCTATGTTTTTGTACTCTAGAAATTTTTATAATATTATTATTTTTTACATTTCTTGAATGTAAATTCTTATCTTTTATATTTATTTTATCTAACCTTTGTTGCGATAATCCTGTATATATCCAATTAGTTGCTTGATATATGTAACCATTGTGATTATTGCTAGGATCAGCATAAGATATTATAGCTAATGGTTTTGGTAATAATTTTAAGCAGCTACTAAGAAAATAACTTAATAAATTTTTTTCTTGATTGCTATTCATAACAAGCCTGTTTAATTCTAATGTTTTAACTTTATAATTATTAAATAAACAATAACCATTATTTAACAATCTACTTACAGGTGTTCCAAAAGTACATACACCAAGAATATTGTAATTTTCATCAACTAACCCATAACCATAAGAAATAAATGGTAACCTTTTTGCATAATGTTTTTTTAATAACCATTTTTTATATTCATGATTTAAAAGTTTTCTAACTGTGTAATTTTTCATTTTTTTAACCAAGTTCTGTTAGCTACTTTTTTATATTTAAAATATAGTTTTATTTTTTCAATAAAATTATTCAATATTCCACTTATCGCTATTTAATTCATTTGTTTTTAAATATAGCTGTGTAATTACAATACTAGAATGGCCTAGAAAAGATTGTAGTTCATTAATTGGAACTCCATTTAATAAAAAGTAGTGTGCTGCTGAATGTCTAAATGTATGACAACCTATATTAAATTTTTTATCCAGGTACCAATCTTGCAGTTTAGCTTTTCTTTTAATGTGTTGTGATACAGCTTGCCTGGTTATTGGTAATTTAGTAATTCTGGATTTTAATTTTTTTTCTAAAGTTTTATTAGTAATTCTTACAGCACGAGTTTTAGACCCTTTGCCAGTTAATACTATACGTGGGTATGGTTTATTCTTTAAAATGGTGTGTTTGTGTATGTTTAACGCTTCTGAAACCCTTAAACCACAATAAAACATTAGCATTAATACCAATTCCATATTCTCATTATATGTAGCAGCTATTAAATCTTTTATTTCACTATGAGTTAAATAATGGTCTACTTTAATTGTCATTGTTTTAATCTTTTATCCCAAAACGTGAAATTAATTTTTGTATGTTTGCTTCTTGTTTAAGTGTATGATTAGACTTTTTTTGTTTATGTCCACAATTTTGACAAGTTTGGTAAATACCACCTAACCTATATTTTTTACTTTCACTTGAACATTTTTTACATTTACTCATTTTTGTGCTTCCTTTATTACTTAACGTTTACAATAGAATAATATAGAAACTAATTTATTGCAATACTTAAAACATCTATATTTAAAAAATTTGTAATTTATGTAAAAGAGTTTACAAAATTCTATGTAAGGTAAATTTGAGAATGTGAAATATTAGTACTTGGACAACTTTAAAATCTAAAATTCAGAATGTTTTTTAAATTGAGAATAAAAAAAACTGGTACTGTTGCCCAGAAGCAAAACTGTACCAGCTTTTCATTTAGTAGGATCAGATGAACTATTTGTATAGTCTTGTAGAGCCTAACTAACCTTTGTATTTTTAATTTACAGAAAAATTATTAATAAGTAAATACTATTTTTTTCTTTTTTTAGCTGGTTTTCTTTTTTTTGGTCTACCAACTTTAGAACCATAAGTACCTTTACCTTTAGGGATTTTATATACTCCTCGTTTTATATATACCAGAAATTGATCTTGTATGATCTAGCTGGCACTCTATTTTTATTAATTTGGCTTCCAGTTCTAATATTCTTGCATTTTTCTTAGCACATTGTAAGCAGCTGCTACCATTTTTTAATGTATCAGATAGTAATTTTATTTTACTTGGTTTTTGCATTTTTAAATTTTGAGCCAAATATTATTTATCTATTATTTATATATTTTTTCTTTTATTTTGTAAAAATTTTTGTTCTTTACTTAACTATTTGGCAGTCTGTATCCTAACTAACCTTTGTTCTTACTTGTATCTTCCCTAAGTGAAATACACTTAGGCTTTGTATCAGTACTGTCTTGGGACAGTTCTGTCTTGTGCCAGTTCTGTCTTGGGACAGTTCTGTCTTGTGCCAGTTCTGTCTTGTGCCAATGTTGGTTTGTGCCAATGTTGGTTTGTACAATTAATGTACATATTGTTGTTTTCCAATATCTTTTATTACGTCTTGTTTTGGCTTCTGGACTGCTTTAGTATCTTTTCTATCCCTTAACACCAAACCTTTATTAATATCGTTCCATATAGATATTAAACTATTTCTAACAACGTCTTTAAAATTCTTGTCTATATAATTTCTAGATAATACAACTTTATCTTTTAATTGCTTATCTTTTAATCCCTTTAATGAAACAGTATGAAATTTGAGCATTATCTTATCTAAGTCTTTAAATGTTCTAGCTGCTTTTAGGTTCTTGTATAATTCTGGGTTAAATTCTTTATTAGTGGGTAATATAAAAATTGCACTTGAAAAACCTTTTCTGGATTTTTTATTTAATTCTATAGGTTCTTGTATTTGTCTAGTTAAACGCCAAATAATTTTTCTATCCCTTAAAAATCTAATACTTGTTGCTACTTGGTCTTTAGATCTTTTTATGCCATTTACTAATAATCTTTTAGATAAATCATTTTCAGAACCTATTAAAAGCGTTCCAGCATGGCCAATGTAATTTAAATCAAATGTACTTATTTTTAAAAGTTCTTTTAATATAAAAATATGTTCTGTAAATTTACTATCTTGTTTTTGATAATTTTCTAAAGTTAATAATAATTTTTGAAATCTTTGTGCTTCCATTTAAGAAAATATATAGAAATTGATAAATAATTACAATAACTTGAATTGTAATTTGTTGTTATTTGTTGTTAGTTGTAAGAAAATAAACTTAAAGCTAATCAGTTTTCTAATGTGTGTGCTTCCAATTCCCACCAAATTGATTAGCTTTTTTTAATGTTCAGTTCCTAATGCAGCAGCAGAATAATCAAAACCAGATACATAAATAAACGGATATTTAGTAACTGGAACATTTATAAACACATCTAAATTAAGGAAGTTGTCCACATCTGGACTGGAATTAATGTATTTTATAACTGGATTAGTTGGTACTGATCCACAAGCAACAGTAGTATCAGCATAACCAATCTTAATTATTCCACTAGCTGTATTTGTAGAAGGAAGCGTAACGGAACTTATTAAAATATCTTTAATTGTTGAACTATAGAAGCTTCCAGAGTTTTTAAAACTAGAATAGCTACCAGATGCACAATTATCATCAATATAGA